GCATGAGCGATCTATCCTACTTAGAGCAGAAAAACAAGAACCCCCCTTGGTGGAAAGCTATGGGAGGTTCTGTTGAAGCAGAAGCCCTAGAGATATTTACAGCTAAAAAGAAAGCACAGGCTATGAGACAAGAGCTAAAAGACTGGATTAGTTTTACTTATGGCCCATCTGTTTGGGATGAGCTTGTAGCTACTGAAGGTAGAATACGTAAGCAAAAGAAAGATCAAGAGTACCGCAAAGCAGAAATACAGGAAGCTATCATTACATGGACAGTTACAGGTTTAATAATAACTTCAGGAATAGGTGCGTTAATATTTTTTGCGTGGTTATTTAATGGCTAAGTCAGCACCTCAACAAAGTTTAGATCGTTGGACTAAACAAAAATGGAGAACTAAAAGTGGTAAACCTTCTACGCAAGGATCAAAAGCTACAGGAGAAAGGTATCTCCCAGAGGCAGCAATCAAAGGAATGTCTAGTTCCCAGTACGCAGCCAGTAGTGCAAAGAAAAGAAAAGATACTGCAGCAGGTAAACAGTTTTCTAAACAACCTAAAGCTGCGGCTAAAACTTCCAGACGTTACAGGAGATCATAGTTGGTAATAGATTTTGATGTAGACGGTGACGGTAAGATCACAGCAGAAGAAATAGCAATGAAGGAGCGTATGCTTGAGGTTGAGCTACGTGAAGAAAAAGCTGAGTCACAAAAGTTTATGGCGTGGGTAGCAATGGGAATGATGATTGTATTTACGGTTATCTTGTTTACTCCACTAATGACAGATACAAGAGTTCAAGCCCTAGCAGATTTGCTTGGGTTATTTTATATTGCACAGACAGGTGTGGTAGCAGCATATATGGGAGCTACAGCTTATATGGCAGGAAAGCCAATGGGCAATAAGGTAGCAATGAAAAAGGATATGAGATGAGTTTTAGATTAAGCCAAAGATCAATGGATAGACTTGAGGGAGTACATCCACACATGACAGCGGTAGTTGAAAGAGCTATTCAATTAACAGGCGTAGACTTTGGAGTCACGCAGGGTGTAAGAACTTTAGACGAACAAAAGGCTAATGTAGCTGCAGGACGATCACAGACAATGGCTAGTAAACATTTACTACAGGACGATGGCTTTAGCCATGCGGTAGACGTAGCTGCATATATAGGATCAGATGTATCATGGGAATTAAATGTATATGACGATATATGTGACGCATTTAAAGAGGCAGCTAAAGAAGTAGGATGCAGTATTAAGTGGGGAGCAGCATGGAGTGAAGGTGACATTCGTACATACGAAGGATCATCAGAGGACGCTATGATGGCATATATAGATTTGCGTAGGTCACAAGGTCGTAGACCTTTTATTGACGCACCTCATTTTGAGTTGATGTAATGAGATGGTTATTACTCGTGCTATTTTTATCTTCTTGTGGTTTGAGTACTCTCCTTCCGCTAGGAGGATCAGGCGGTCCTACAGTAAATTCTAACGCACAGATAGGTGCAGAGAATAGACAGGCGGTTATGTCTGTAGAACAAACAGAAGAAATTACAGCAGGTAGAGATGTTGTAACTACAGAAGTTTTAAAAGAAATAGAAACAGGTATGGTTGGAAAACTAAACATTCAAAACATACCACCTTGGGTAATGATCCTATTACTATTAGGATGGCTATTACCTACACCTACAGAGATGGGTAGAGGTATGCTTAACTTTGTACTATTATTATTTGGAAGATCGAAACTATGACACGAGCATTAACAGAAAAACAACAGAAGCTATTGGCTGTACTGTTTGATGAGGCAGGTGGAGACATTGTAACCGCAAAGAAACTTGCAGGATACTCTGACGCTACATCTTCCGCTGAAGTAGTAAAGTCTCTTAAAGAAGAAATACTAGATGCAACGCAGACTTATATGGCACGTAATGCACCTAAAGCTGCAATGTCAATGGTGGGTGCATTATACGATCCTACAGAGCTAGGTATTCGTGACAAGATGCAAGCTGCCAAAGAACTACTTGATCGTACAGGTCTAGTAAAAACAGAGAAGATGCAAGTAGAAGCAAAGGGCGGTGTAATGCTTATGCCACCTAAACAAATGGATGACAATGACTAAACCTCTACAAAAGTGGAAGTTACCCCAACCAACCGACATAAAAGAAGACAATGAATGGATTGCAATTCCACGCATATCAAGAACAATACCATTCGGATATGAACTAGATAAAGACGATCCCGATATACTTCAGCCTGTTGAGAATGAACTTGACATGCTTGAAGAGGCAAAGAGGTATCTAAAACAATATTCATATCGTGAGGTAGCGAACTGGCTATCTAGAAATACAGGTAGATCTATATCTCACGTAGGACTCAAGAAACGGTTGGACAATGAGCGAAGAAGAAAAAACAAAGTTGGAAGCCTACGCAGATGGGCAGAATATGCGAAAAAGGCAATCGCCAAAGCGGAAGAAATTGAAAACAAACGCATCGGTGCAAAAGCCTGTGAAGAAGAAAGCTACCCCAAAGCCAGTTAGCATTGTAGAGTCTATACCAGTAGAAGAACAACACAATGTTATATTTAAACCCAATGAAGGTCCACAAACAGACTTTCTAGCTGCAGGTGAGCGTGAGGTGCTATATGGCGGCTCTGCAGGTGGGGGTAAGAGTTATGCAATGCTTGCAGACCCATTAAGGTATATGGGTCATCCTGCCTTCTCAGGATTGCTCCTACGGCATACTACGGAAGAACTTAGGGAACTTATATTTAAGTCACAAGAAATGTACCCTAAGATATGGCCTGGAATTAAATGGTCAGAGCGAAAGATGCAGTGGACTGCGCCCTCTGGTGCGAGGTTGTGGATGTCCTACCTAGACAGGGAAGATGACGTCCTGCGCTACCAAGGTCTAGCGTTTAGTTGGATAGGCTTTGACGAGTTAACACAATGGCCCTCACCATTCGCATGGAACTACATGCGCTCTCGTCTACGGTCCACTGCACCCGATCTACCAGTGTATATGAGAGCTACCACTAACCCAGGAGGTAGAGGACATCACTGGGTAAAGAAAATGTTTATTGATCCTGCACCTGCAGGTAAGACATTTGAGGCAAGGGATTTAGAAACTGGTGAGGTTCTTAAATATCCTGCAGGTCACGCTAAAGCAGGTAAGGCATTATTCAAACGTAGGTTTATACCTGCACGACTATCTGACAATCCTTATTTATCTACACAGGGTGACTATGAAGCAATGCTACTGTCACTACCAGAACAACAACGTAGACAACTACTAGAGGGTGACTGGGATATAAAAGAAGGTGCAGCCTTTACTGAGTTTGACAGAAAGGTTCATGTAGTCGAACCATTTAAGATACCACCTAACTGGGTAAAATTTAGAGCGTGTGATTATGGTTATGGTTCTTACAGTGGTGTGTTGTGGTTTGCCGTTGCGCCTGATGAACAACTTGTTGTATATAGAGAACTGTACGTCAGTAAAGTACTAGCTACAGATTTAGCTGACATGGTTCTTAATCTAGAAGCGGAAGATGGAAATATTAAATATGGAGTATTGGATAGCTCTTTATGGCATAAGCGTGGCGATACAGGTCCAAGCCTTGCGGAGCAAATGATAACTAGAGGATGTAGATGGCGTCCTTCAGATAGATCAAAAGGTTCTCGTGTGGCAGGTAAGAATGAAATACATAGACGTTTACAGGTAGATGAATTTACAGAAAACCCTAGATTAGTATTTTTTAATACCTGCATAGAAACAGTATCACAGTTACCTGCAATACCTTTAGATAAAAAAAATCCAGAAGATGTGGACACACACGCAGAAGACCACTTGTATGATGCGTTAAGATATGGTATAATGTCTAGACCAAGATTTAGTATATTTGATTATGACCCTAATGGCGTAAGCTCAATGGGTATGCGAGTAGCAGACGCAACATTTGGTTATTAAGGAAAAATAAATGGCAGAAGATAACGAAGTATTTATTGAGGACGATGCTGTAGTTCTTGAAGATACAGATAACTCAGTAGAAGAAGATGCAGATACATCTAAGATAATTCCATTTATTATGGAGCGTTATAATCGTGCAGAAGATTATCGAAGACAAGATGAAGAGCGTTGGTTAAAAGCGTATAGAAACTATCGTGGTATCTATGGACCTGACGTTCAATTTACTGAAGCAGAAAAGTCTCGTGTGTTTATTAAGGTAACTAAAGCTAAAACACTTGCGGCATACGGTCAGATTGTTGACGTACTGTTTGCGAAAAATACTTTTCCATTAACAGTTGATCCAACAGAACTTCCAGATGGTGTGGTAGAAAATGTCTCTTTTGATCCTGCTTTGCCTAAAGAATTACAAGAAGATGAAAAGGGCGATCCAGTATCGCCTTATGGTTTTGCAGGTGACGGTAGGGAAATACCTAAAGGTGCTACGGCTAAAACGTTAGAAGAGTTACTTAATCCCGAACTAGCAAAAAAACTAGATTCAATTGACGGTGTTAAAGAGGGTGTGGGTGGAACACCTACTGCTGTTACATTTAGTCCTGCCATGATTGCGGCAAAGAAGATGCAAAAGAAAATACAAGATCAGCTTGACGAGTCCTCTGCATCTAAACATTTACGCAGTACTTCATTTGAAATGGCACTGTTTGGTACTGGTGTAATGAAAGGACCATTTGCTGTAGACAAAGAGTACCCTAGTTGGGATGACGAAACAGGAGAGTACTCACCTACATTTAAAACTATACCTCAAGTATCACATGTATCGGTATGGAATTTTTATCCAGACCCAGATGCTAATAGTATAGAAGAGGCACAGTACGTAGTAGAACGACATAAACTGTCACGTTCACAAATGCGTAATCTAAAGAAACGCCCATACTTTCGTTCAACAGTTATTGATGAGGCTATATCTCTTGGTTAAAACTATGACAAAGAATATTGGGAAGACGATCTAGCTGACTATGCACCAGAACACGGTATTGAAAGATTTGAGGTACTTGAGTATTGGGGTATGTGTGACGTTGATATGCTTGAAGAGCAAGGTGTAGATATACCTAGTGAACTTTCTGAGGTAGACGAACTACAGGCAAACATCTGGATTTGTAATGGTAAACTATTGCGTATGGTTCTTAACCCATTCAAACCTGCACGTATTCCGTACATGGCTGCACCATACGAACTGAACCCATACTCATTTTTTGGTGTAGGTATTGCAGAGAACATGGACGATACACAGACATTGATGAATGGTTTTATGCGTATGGCTGTAGATAATGCTGTACTGTCAGGCAACCTGTTGATAGAGGTAGATGAAACTAATCTAGTTCCAGGTCAAGACCTATCAGTATATCCAGGCAAAGTATTTAGGAGACAAGGTGGTGCTCCTGGACAGGCTATCTTTGGTACTAAGTTTCCAAATGTTGCAGGTGAAAACCTACAGTTATTTGATAAGGCACGAGTACTAGCTGACGAATCTACAGGCTTTCCTTCTTTTGCTCATGGGCAAACAGGTGTCATGGGCGTAGGCAGAACTGCTAGTGGTATTAGTATGCTGATGGGCGCAGCTAGTGGCACAATCAAAAATGTTATTAAGAATGTAGATCTTCC